GAGGCCTCGATCAGGTAGTTGACCGAGTAGCCCGCCGTGGTCGGCGCCGGGCAACTCAGGGTCGTCGTGGTGAAGCTGACGCCCTGCTTGAGGATGGTGTCCGTGGTGTCGGCAGCCAGCGAGCTGAACGCCGTGTTGTCCACGTTTTGCAGGCTGTAGATCCTGCCCGGGCCCACCAGGACGTTCAGCGCCGCAGGCGAATTGGGCGTGCACGCCAGGCCGCTCACGACCGTCGCGCTGCCCAGAACGTCCAGGGCCAGGAGCCCGAGCGCGATCATGGTGAAGCGGTTGGTGTTGAGCAGGTCGGTCTCGAGCGGAATCGAGCCGGGGTAGACGATCTGACGATCCATGCGGGTCTCCGGAAATGAAAAAACCCGCCGAGTGGCGGGTTTGCGGGCTGGGGCTGGCGCCGGTCAGGGGCCGACGTAGACCATCGAGTCGAGGAAGTTCTGCGCCTCCTGTTTGGTCGGAAAGACTCTGGCCTGGAAGGCGCTGAGATCGAAGGTCGAGGTCGCCGCGGTCGCCGGGCTGACGCTCAGGCTCAAGGTCGCGGCGCCCGTCATGTTGCCGATCGCGCCGATCGTGAACCACTGGCCCTGCGCCGGAACGGCGACGGCGCTGAACAGCGAATTGGTGCTCAGATCGTTGTACGACAGCAGAGGCTGGGCGCCGGACACCCACTTGGCATCGACGGTGACGACGACCCATCCGGTGACCGAATTGGCGGTCGAGCTGAAGATCAGGTACTGGCCTGTCGAGGTGTAGGCCGGCGCGAACTGGTTGGCGTTCGCATAGATCACGCCGTCGGACACGACCGAGCCGCTGCCGGAGAACGATCCGGTGTAGGCGACGGCAGACGTGAAGTTCTGCACCGTGCCCGAGCCGCCATAGCTGCCGGCCAGCTTGTTGAATCGGTGCGGCGTGATGAAGGCCCGCGCGCCCGCAACGCTCGTCGTCGTCACGAGCGGTTGCTTGTGGTCGACGTTGCCGGTGACGATCACCCGGTTCTGGGCGCCAAGGCCCCCGTTGGTCGATGGGTTGATCAGCTGGATGCTCGAATCAGCGGCGACGACGGTCGACGGTGCGCCGCCGTAGCCGTTCAGGTACTCGGCGCGGGGCTCGTGCGCGACCAGCCGGCTCGCCGTCGCGGTCATGTAGACGTCGGTGATCCAGCTGCCCTGCGAGTCCATCTCGAAGTTGCTGCCCTCGATGTAGAGGGTGTGCGCGGTGAACGACGCGGTGTTGAGCACCGGCGGATTGGCGCCGTTGGCCTGCACCCAGGTGTCGAGCGTGACGGCGCTATGCGTCGTGCCGGCGGCGCCGTTGATCTCGAACCAGATGTTGTTCAGCGACAGCGGGGCAATGCTGCCCTGGACGGCATTGACGTAGATCCCGATGTTGTTGCCTTCGATGATGGTGTCGCTGAAGTTGAAACCACCGAAGCCGTCGGCCGTGTTGTTGATGTAGACCGCGCAGAGGTTGCTGTCGAACTCGCCACCGTAGAAGTACTTGTTGCCGGCGTGCATGATGTCGCCGCCGCCACCGGTGCCCGTGTACCCGTTCCACTTGTTGTTGATCGAGTAGACGCCGTAGTAGTTGTTCGTGAAGCCCGCCGAGTAGAACTCGGAGCCGATGTTGCCCATCGGGAACTGGATGCCCTTGTAGAGCCCCGAGAAGCGCACGCCGATGAACTTGACGTTGTTGGCGTACTCGTCGGCGCTGTTGTAGACCATCGGGCTGGTCTCGGAGAACGTGAAACCGACGCCGCACGTGGTCACTGTGCAGGCCGAGGTCAGGCCGACGAAGCCGACGTCGTGCACCTCGCTGTGGTAGGTCCAGTACGGGCCCTTGGCCGTGTACGTGATCGCCGCCTGGGCCGTGTTGTACGGCTTGATGATCGACGACGTCGAGCCGTCCCCGAAGACAACGAGCCGGCCGGTCGGAACCCAGTTGATCGCGTAGGTGCCGGAGGGGAGGTACAGCGCCTTGCCGTAGGTGGCGCAGGCAGCGAACGCCGTCGTGCTATCGGTGGCGCCGGTCTTGTCCGCACCGCAGTCCAGCACGCTGACGTAGTCCTGGCTCTTGGACAGGAGCGTTCGCGTGGTCGAGCTGCCGGGCTGCTGGAAGCCCACCAGGCCCGAGCCCGTCGGCGCGGCCAGCGACCCGGTCTGGACAGTCGATCCGAAGGCGGCGTTCAGCTGCGCCGCGGTGAGCGGCTGGCCAGGGAGGAAGTTAGTCTGCGCGCAGGCGATCGCAGCGGCCAGAAAGGCGAACAGGGCGACAAGTCGTTTGAGCATGGGATCCTTCGGGTGGGGGCTGGTCAGACCAGCTGCGAGCTATCGAGGTAGAAGGTCTGGTCGAGGAAGGCCGGGCCAGGTGCGGGCTGGCTCAAAATGCGAACCCAGAGGGTGTAGCCAATCGGTCGCACGCTCTCCACAGCCGCGTAGATGTCGGCGTCGGTGATCGCGCCATTGAACTGGGAGATCGACACGTAGTCGGCCTGCGATGGCGTGCTGTAGCCGCCGGTCGAGATGCCGTAGCCGGCGACGTACGGCACGCCGGTGCCGAACGGACGAAAGGCGGTCACGAAGCCCTGCATCGGAAGCGACAGAGATCCGTAGCCGCCGGCAATCGAATAGCCCAAGCTGTTGGTGCCATAGCCGCCCGTGTCCGCGGGGCGCGCCGGCTCGAAGATGACCGGGGCCCGCCCCGTCAGCTGCGTCAGGACGCTCGCGACCGAGTGGCGCGTGGTGCGCTCTCGGAAAATGTTGCTCAGGATGCGCGCGCGAAAGCTCGCATCGGTCTGATTCGTCCCGCGCGTCAGGCTGCTGCCGAAGAAGTCGGCGGCGATCATGTCCAGAAAGCCGTCGGTCGCCGTGCTGATGCGCGTCTGCAGGCGCACGTACGCCAGCAGCGAGTAGCCGAACGCCAGGATGTTGGCCAGGCCCAGCAACAGCGCATCGCGCAGCGGCGACAGGCCATTGGGGAACCAGCCGTGGGGGATCAGCTGGCGCAGGCGCTGCTGGATGTCGGTTTGATCGCCGATTGCCATGCTGTCCTCAGGTCGTCGTGAGCGTGCCGCACTTGATGGCCTGCAGCGATGTCGCGGTCAGGTCTGCGGTCCCGCCGTTCATCGTGATCGCGGTCACGTTCGTGACGCCCGGGGAGGCGCCGTAGGCGATGAGCGCCAGCCGGCTGTACGCGAGCGAGGCTCCGAGTGGCAACCCGTTGATGTAGGAGGTCAGCGCGGCATTCACGAGCGCCACCACCGACGAGTGGACGTAGCCCGACGCGGTCGTGAGCGTCATGGCCACGTTGGCCGTGACGACCACCGGTGCGAAGACGCCGAATGTTGAGCCGATCGGGCGCACCGCGTCGATGGCGTTCGAGATCGTCGACAGCAGCGTGCTGGACGGGTAGCCGCTGCCGTCGTCGACCACCGCGAAGAAGTAGCCGAGCTGGGTTGCGCCCCCGTAGGTCTGCCCCTCGGTGATGGTCCAGTTCATCCCCTGCTGCACCGACGCGATCGCGTTGGCGACCGCGGCGCGCGTGCCGCGCGACAGCGCGGAGATGTAGAGCACGAAACGCGCGCGGAAGGCGGCGTCGGTCTCCGCGTTGGCGCCGGTGGTGAAGCCCAGCGGGTTGGTGACGGTGTCGACGCCCACCAGCGCGCTGCCGATCGTGTTGATCAGGCCCGCGACCGCGTTGCCGCCGGCGGCGGCTGATGTCGATTGCACCGTCGCCGAGATGCTGGAGACGCCGGCGCCCATGACGTACGCGCCGAGCGTTGCGTTGTAGGCCGTCTGGTTCGCGTCGGCGATGACGGTGTACTTCTGCGAGCCGTCGGCCGTCTGCACGATCGTGCCCAGCGGGATCGTCACCTGCGAACTGGCGGTGAAGCGAGCAAAGGTGACTGCGCCGGTCGCGGCCTGCGCCGCCAGGCGCGTGAAGTTGTAGTCCGCCGCCCAGCTATCCGCGTCAGCGCCGCTGCTGGTCGAGAACCGCGTCAGCGCCGCGATCTGCAGGGCGATGCCCTGCAGCCACAGCATCAGGGCGCTGAAGGCTTCGACGACCGCCCGCAGCACCGATCCGACGGTCATGTCGACCAGTTGCGTTGCCGCGCCCTGGATCGCCGAGACCGCGTTGGCGACGATCTGCGTGAAGGTCTGAGTCTGGATGGCCATGAGGTGCTCAGTTGGAGACGTTGAAGCTCAGCACGACCGGCGTATTCGTCGCGGCGTCGTTGTAGGCGATGGTCACGGCGAGCGCCGTCAGATCCGTCGGCGACTGCGCCACCGTGATCTGCGGCGGCGGCGTCTTGGCGACGGCGCTCTCCAGCAGCAGCTGCGACTTGATCAGTGCGGTGATCTTGCCCACGTCCATCGGCTGACCGACGTAGGCCGGCAGGCCCGCGCCGTAGCTCGGCTGGAAGACGTAGTCGCCCGGGTTCGTCAGCAGCCGTCGCAGGACGCGCTGCTGCCCGAGCAGCGTGCTGCTGACGGTCAGGAGGTCGCCCGTTGGGCCGGTCGAGACATCGCTGCCCCAGTAGTGGTAGAGGTCGTTGATCATCGCGGGCCTACATCAAGGTGTCCGGCACGTTGCCGGTGCCCGGCGTTCCGTGGCCCTTGTGGGTGTTGTGCGCGGTGCGCATGCCCGCCATGGTCTTGGCGCCGCCCTGATCGGAGACATTTCCGGCCGCCTGGATGTCGGCGCCGCCGGTGATCTTGCCGGTCGTGTTCAGGGTACCGTTGATCTGGGTATTCCCGTTGATCGTCGTCGGCGCGTTGATCGTTGCCCCCGCGGCGGTCGCCGACAGGTTGCCAGTGATGTTCGCAGTCGCGTTCCCCGCCACCGAGGCGCTCAGGTTGCCGCCGACGCTGACCGAAGCATTGCCCGGGCAACTCACGGTGATCGTGCCGTCGCCGTTCAGCGTCACAAGGCTGCCGGCCTTGTCCTGCAGGAGAACCTGGCCGGCATTCGTCAGCTTGGCGAAGCTGCCGGTGGCGTGCACCAGCCAGAATTCGCCGCTGGCCACGCTCAGCGGCCGGTCGACATCGTTGAACAGGCGCCCCTCCACGAAGCCGGCCTCGAGGTCGCCGTTGAAGAAGTGCACCGCGACCATGTCGCCGACCGACGGCGCCGCGAACATGCCCCAGCCGTTGCCGATCCAAGGCGAGCACAGCGGCAGCCAGCCGGTAAGGATCTGCTCGGACTGCAGTTGCACGCGCACCGAGAAGTTGGCCGGGTCGTAGCTGGTGATCAGGCCCACCGTCTCGTCGCGGCGCGTGCTGGCCTGGCGCTGGGCCTGCAGCCGCATCGCGTTGAGCACCGGATTCATCATGACGTGGCCTCGTTGTCCGGACTGCTGTTCTTGGCCGACACCGTCATGCGATAGCCGTCATCGAGGCTCATCGTGCGCACGATCTCGGTCGGGAAGTAGTTCTGGTCGAAGGCGGTGCCCGTGCCCTGCACGCGCAGGATCTGCTTGGTCGTCAGCAGGCCGTCGCCGGGCATGTCGGCGTGCACCTTCATCTCGTGGGCCACCAGCTGCCGGTACTTCTGCTCGGCCAACTGCTGGCACTGCACCGCGGTCTTGCCCGGCCCGACGGTGTAGCTGTAGGTCTGGACGCCGCCGAACGGCGACGCCTTGCCCGCCTGGATGGCCTTGGCCTTGGTCGGGTAGGACTCGATGACCGGCACCTTCTTCGTGATGCTCGGGCTGCGCACCGTCACCGAGATGCCTTTGGCGATCGTCAGGCTGCGCGAGAAGCTCAATGCGATCGAGTTGCTCTGCGGCGATCCGGAAACGGAGTCGGCCGGCTGCCAGTACAGCAGGTAAGGCTCGCTGCTCCCGCGCGTGTCAGGCTCGAAGTGCAGCTCCTGGCCCATCACGTAGCAGACCATGCCCTCTTCGCGCGCCAGCCAGGTCAGCAGATCCCACTCGCTGCGGTCGGCCTGCATGCGCACCTGGGAGTGCTTGTAGAGAGTGCCAGCGGTCTGCGCCGTCGCCGTCACGACCGGCGTCAGGCCGTGCGACTTGGCCAGCAGCGTGGCGATGTCGCTGGAGAGCTGGTTCTCGTACAGGCTGGTGATCTTGGCGTCGATGAACACAGCCGTCAGATCGCGGCCCGTCAGCGTCAGCATGGCCGTGACCGGGTTGATCTCGACGTCGTCGACGCGCCCGTAGATCAGGCTGGTCAGTTCGGCCGGCGTCGGGTGGTCCGGGTCGGCCGGAAAGCCCGCCAGGATCTCGACGAAGAGCTGGGTCTGCTTCGAGAACCAGTCGGCGTTCATCGCCTCGGGCAGCAGCGAGGTGGCGAACGCCACGCGGAAGGTGTCGGCCTCGTAGTAGGTGTTGCTGGTCACCTCCCACGAGATCCAGCCCTCCACCGAGGCATTGGTCACGGCCGAGGCGTTGTTGCCGGTGCCGCTGGTCACGCGCACGATGGCGCGCGGCGCCCGCCCGGCGGGCTGGGCGGGGAAGGCGTTGAGCATGGTGGGCCTTCAGGAACTCAGGATGCCGGTCGTGTCTCCGACGACTGGCGGGATCTGCAGCACCTTGGTGCCCTGGATGAACGGATCAGTCAGGCCGTTGGCCTGCGCGATGCCTGTCCAGGCCGCCGCCTCGCCGTACTGCTCCTCCGCGATCCGGAACAGGTTGCCGCCGGCGGTGGCCACCGTGCGCGGGGACGACTTGGCCGAGCTGAGGTTGCGCTGCATGCGCCCCAGAATGCTGCCCAGCGTGCGCAGGTTGCTCAGCTGCGTCATCGCAGCGACCTGGGCGCTCATCTGCGTCGCCGACGTCGCCGCCGGCGCGCCCGGCACCAGGCCACCGAAGGCGGTGGCGCCGCCGATGGTCGCCGTGGCCGCCGCCGCGAGGACGGAAACCTGGCCCTGCGCCAAGACGATCGGCTGCAGGACGCCATTGATCTGGCTCTGCGGCGCGGTGGCGAAGGTGACCACGGCAGCGATGGCCGCGCTGATGCTGCCCATGTAGCCGGTCAGCGTCGGGTCGCCGATGGTGGTGACCAGGACGGTGGCCGCGGTGTCGTCGTCTCCGATCGCGGAGTCGATCGGCGGCGCGCCGGCGGTCGAGACTGGGGAGGTCTCGTCTTGGATGACCTCGACGGTGATGTGGTACGGGATCAGGTAGGACTTCTGGTAGCTGCCCTTGAACTCGCGCACCACGACGCGGTACTTGAAGCGACCCCAGGTGAGATCGAGCGGCTGGCCGGCGATGCGCAGCTGGTCGAGGTATTGGGCCCGGTCGACCGCGCCGCTGAAGATCGCGTTGCCGGAAATGTCCTTGCCGCCGCCCAGCAGCATCCCCGACCAGGCGATGGGGTCGTCCGAGCGGCCCATCGCGTCGACGACCTTCACGCCGCCCACCAGTTGATGGACCGCCAGGCGCTGCGCGCCGCCGAAGTTGATCTCGCCCGGGATCTCGAGCGCGCCGAAGACGAAGTCGCCGAGCTGAAGCGTCGTCTCCGGCGTCTGGGCTCCTGCCATGTTCAGCCCCCTGCGGGTTCAAGACCCAGCGTCGGGTCGTAGCTCGAGCCGCCGGCCTGTGGGCGGCCCAGCTCGGTGGCGGCGCGCTTGAAGACGACCGACGCGATCTTGTGGCCGTCGAGGTTCAGCGCGGTGTGCACGTTGATCGGGCGATCGGCCGGCCGGGCGATGTGCGGATCACCCTGGCCGGTGGCCAGCGCCGACGGCTTGTCCTGGAACCAGCCCTTGACCAGGTCGCCCATAGCGGCACCGGGCGCGAAGGCCAACTTGAAGGCCGTGCGGGCGGTCTGCCCCTGCGCGCCGTTGTCGCCGAACAGGCGCAGGATCGCCGCGCCGCCCTTCAGGATGCCGGTGAAGAACGGCAGCGCCGTGGTGCCGAACTGCGTCTTGAAGTCCGTCCAGGCCGCCTCGAACTCCTTCTCCTGGCCGCCGAGCGATTTCTTCGCCTCGGCCACCGAGTCGGTGATGTTCTTGGTCTTCTTCATGGCCTCGACCGACTGTTGGATGACCGGCAGCGACCGCTCGATGGCCTCGAACAGTTTGCCGCCGGTGCGCCCGAACAGCGCCAGGTTCTCGCGCGCGATGTCCTCCTGGGAGAGGTTCATCTTCTTATACATGGGCCGGATCACCTGCTCGTAGAACAGCTCCGGGTTCTCCTCGAACAGCTTCGTGTTCGCCGCGCCGAGCGGGTTGCCCTTGATGTTCTTGATGCCGCCGTTGGCGTTGAACGCCACCTTGCTGGCGTCCCACAGGCCGTTGTCGACCAGCGCGTGCGCGATCTGGTTCGGAACGCGCACGACGCCCGACAGGCGCCCGAAGGAGGTGGCCAGCGCCGTGCCTGCGCCGCCGCCCTTGAGCTCGCCCATGATGGGCTCGAGCCGCGCCAGCGCGTCGTCGGTCAGGTTGTAGCCGGCCACGCCGGCCGTGCTCTTGAGCGCGCGCAACTGCTCCCAGTCGACCGTGCCGCCCGAGGACTGGTTCAGCTTCCAGCCGAAGTCGGCCAGGCGGTTGAAGGTGGACGCGTCCTTCAGGCCGCCGCTCATCTCGACGTAGCGCAGCATCGCCATGTTGGCCGTGCGCATCTTCGCCGCGGACTCGCCGTCCAGCGACGAGGCCAGGAAGTCGAGCTGCGACAGCACCGGAGTCGCGAGCTTGGCGCCGGCCAGCGCCGAGCTGTCGCTCTCGCCGGCCTCGCGGAAGACGCCCTGCGCCTCCCGGAAGTTGCGCATGTTCGTGGCCCGGGTCGACCCGTAGACGCGCATGCCGTCGACGAAGCGGAAGGCCTCGGAATTCTGGGCATCGGACAGGCCGAAGAGGCGGAAGCGGGCGCGCTCGGTGTCCAGCTCCTTCGCGGACTCGTAGGTCGCGTGGCCCGCGTACATCATGCCCATCGCGACCGCGAGCGGCACGAAGGCGTCGCCCGCGGCCATGCCGATGGTGCCCACGCCGATGCCGCCCGGGCCCATGTGGATGTTGCCGCCGTGGAAGCCGTTGCGGTGGCCGCCACCACCACCGCCGCCCCAGCGCCCGCCGCCTCCGGCGCCGCCGGCCGGCAGCATCGGGATGCCGGGCATCGTGCTCGCGGACACACGCAGCGCCGCCAGGCGCCGCTCGAGGCGGTCTGCGGCGACCGTGGCCCGGTCCAGCCCCTCGGTGGACGCCAGGGCGTCGCGCGCGACCGAGCGCAGGCCGGCTGATTCGACGCCAATGCTCTTGAGCGCCGTCTTCAGCGCCGTCGTCAGCCCTTCGAGCTTCTCGAACCCCTCGGCGATCAGCTTGAGCTGCGGCGAGATCAGGTTGTTCAGCTTCAACGTGACGCCGATGGAATATGCTTCGAAGATGATCGTCTCCACTGCCAACTGATGCTGCGGCTGCGTGTCCCCTACTGGGCCAGCGTGGCGCAAGCATGGCTGGCGCGTCGAATTGCCTGGATTCCTGAGCCCGGGCTGCCCCGCCGGCTGAGCTACAGCCGCTGGGACTTGCTCGTCTATCGCTGGCGCACCGCATCCAGAAAGCAGCGCGGCTGGTGGTTGTTCTTCGCCTTCTGGGGCGCCGCCGTCCTGCTGGCGATCTACGGCAACTTGCTGCCCGACTGAATCGCCGGCCGCCAGGGCCTGCCGCTGACCCAGGAGATGATCGTCTCCGAGGCCTCCAGCGCGATCGTCTCGCGGCTCTCGAAGCCAGCCGGCCCCAGGAACGGCCGCGGCGGGATCGTCGGCGTGCCCAGCTCCTGGTAGACCGCGATGTCGCTGTCCGAGCCGACGACCGCATTGCCCTCCAGGATGTTCATCTCGGCCTGGAACTCGATGCTGGCGTACAGATCGCCGTGCCGCAGCAGCGGCGCGCCGGCGGGAGCGCCCAGGCGCCGCTTCTCGGCCTCGGTGCTGGCCGCCAGCGGCGCCCAGGCTGGAAATCCGCCCTCGGCGTCCTGGTAGTAGCCGATCTTGGCCTTGGCGATGTCGCGGACGGTCTCGGCGGCGTGCGTCGTCAGGTGCTCGGTGACCTCCGCACCTTCGAGCGACAACCGCTCGAGGTGCAGCGCGAAGGCGCCGAAGCTGGTGAACTCGCGCATCAGGCGTCCTTGAACTGCATACGGCCGACGTCGAACTCGCGGCCGCCCTGCTCGCTCACGATGATTGCCCAGGCCGCGCGCTCGGTGCCGTCGAGGCTGAAGGCCACGTCGAACGGGACGCCGTGGCGCACCAGCCAGAGGCACTCCCGCAGCGGCGCGGCCCGGATCAGTTTCCCAGCCGGGCCTTGTCCGCGTCGGGATCGGGCTCACCGAAGTGCTCGGCCACGCCCTTGGACACCGCGGCGATCCCGTCCTCGTCCAGGCGCTGGATCATGGCCTCGACCTCGCTCTTCTTCGAGAACGGGACGGTCTCCTGCCCGTCGATGGCGCAGACGTAGATCAGCGGCAGCACCATCTGCACATAGACCATGTTGCGCGCCGAGTCGCCCAGCGCCTCGATCAGGCGGAACTGCTGGAGCACCGGCGGCCGGCGCAAGGTGATGGACCGCCCGCGGGCGTCGGTCACCTTCGTCTCGGCCATCGCGCGGGCGACGACCTGGCTGGTCGGCGTGGCCGGCGCGGCGGGGGGATTCACGGTCAGCTTCGGGTTGGCCATGGTGGATCATTGTCAGGAGTCGAGGGGCGCCGGTCAGGCGATCTTCTGGCGCTGGGCGGCCACGAAGCTGAGCTTGAGCTTGACGGTCTGGTCGCCGGCCCAGTTACCCGCGTCGTCGTACTTCAGCAGCACGTTCAGGTAGCGGTACTGGGTGATCGCGCCGTTGACCTCGGTGATGGTCTCGGTGATCGTGCCCGGCTGCTCGTTGATGCCGGCGTAGTAGTTCGCCTCGATCTGGGCGAAGTAGTCGTCGACGGTGCTGTCGGCGCGCTCGACGTCGAAGCCGCCGATCCAGCCATCGAAGAAGCGAACGTGGCGCGTGATGCCGTCCAGGCCCTTGACCGCCGTCTCGGCCATGTTGGGCCGCGAGTGGAACCCGGTGATCAGGCTCAGGTTGAGCGGGCCGCTGGCCGTGACGATGGTGAGCGTCACGTCGCGGCCGACGCTGAAGTTGTTGATGGGCATGCGAGGCTCCAGAAACGAAACAGGCCGCGCGAAGGCGGCCTACGGAGGCGGAAGCGAGACTCAGGCGAGCTGCGTCTGCTGCTTTTGGATCTGGACGGACGTGCCGCCCTCGATGTTGACCAGGAACTTCTCGATCACCGACAGGTACTTGACCTTGCAGTCGGCCTGCAGGTAGCCGAGCGCGACGCGCGAGCTCGGGTTGTTGTTCGCGTCGACCTGCACGCTGAACGCGGCGCCGCCGTTGGGGTCGCCGATCATTCCCTGCTGCTGCAGGTTCGAGAAGAACGAGCTCAGCGTGGCCGCGGCCTGGCCGCGCACCGTGGCGCTCTGCAGCTGCCCGACGAACTTGCCCATGCCCGCGTTGATCGTGTAGGCGATGTAGTTCGTCATCCGGGTGTAGTTGTCCCCGTTCGTCATCGGGTTCGAGCTGGAGTTGT